CCCATGTATAAACACACCCCTCAACGGCACCGACAACAGATAGGGTTTGTTGCTCGCTCACCTGCATCCCCTGTGTGGTGTAACCGATTGAGATTCCTGTACAGTTACAGGGACAAATATCAACACTTGCAGTACAGGTTTCTCCAGATTCTGTTGTTGCTGTAATTGTCAATGAATCCGCCGTTGTTGATTCATCCAGCGCAACGGTAACTGATAGATAGGCGGTCAATCCCGTTGCCTGATTACGAGCCACTGAAACAAGTCTTAATGGATGATCTGCAACATAACCAACTATGGGGTCGCCACCGAACCCCTCAATACCGGGTGTATCCTCCTTAAATTCTACAGTTGCCGTTCCACCGACACTCAAGCAATCTCCATCACTATATTTCTCAAAGATTGAGCCCTCACAGCCCCACCACTGTAACCCTGTTGATGTCCCTCCACCCGGCCTTCCACCTATCGGCATATCAGGATAATCTGCACCCGGTAAATGATTTGTCGGAAAATAGTGTTGCATCTCTGAATAGTTTTCATCCTTTTTATATGGCTTTTCGAACTCTGACTGCTTCACGAGTCTTTGATTCCATACCGCCTTATTCGGGACACGTTTCATCATGCCTGCGTAAGACTTCGAGATGTAGGGCTTGCGGCCAAATTCAATACTCATTACTGATTCTCATACTCTTTTATTTCAAGTCCATAATCCAGCAAGTAAAGTGACTGGCTTGCTGTATCATTCTGGAACTTGAATGATAAATGCTGTCCGGTTAAATTAAAACTCTCTCTGTGCCGTCTAATAGTCTGGTTTGTTATTTCTGCTGTCATTGCCAATGTCTTTGCTGTTTGTGCGATAGAATTTATATAGGGAGTCAATGTCAGGTTTCCGGCAGTCTGTGTTTTAGTTCTTACAACTCCATCATCCACATGGACGTTTCTACCTTTACCGCTGACTTCTATTGTCGCATAAGCATCTATCTTTGTTGAGACATCGTTTGTTCCTGTGTTTAACTGATAAACAGTTCCATCCGCCACTCCACCACCAATCTGTAGAACTGGATTATTCCCGCTTCCGGCTTCTACGTTGGTCATACACGATAACGCAGGTGTTCTTGAATCGAAACTCCATGTCAAATCTTCAAGGTCTAAGACTAAAAACACATTCGGGGTAGTAGCTGAGGTTCCTGAAACCAGACCTATGTTTATTGTGTTTTCTGCCGCATCGTAACTCAACCAGTGGTCTTTCTCGTAACCTCTCCTAATACACTCTGTCTTCTGTGGATTGAAGTAATTTTCAATATCCTGGTTTACACTGAATACCTGTTGCCCATTGCACATAAATACGCCGTAATTACTCAGACAGAACGCCGCAGTAGTTATGACTTCATCGGTACGGGTTCCTATCTTTACTCCGTCTATTACTTCAGCACACTTGGAATTTAACGCTCCTATCTTTGTTGAGAGGACTAACTTACCAAATGTCGCAGGGGAATACCCCTCAAACAGCGTCAGACAGCCACCATCGACTCCTTTCTCCTCTTGCCATACCATTAGCTCATTATGGAACTTCTTCATCACTACGGGCTTATTCTTGCGTCCATCGCCGGGATCGAGGATTCCGAAGTCGGCTCCGTTCAAAACCTGTGGCCTTCCTTTTGCCGATACGAAAAGATACTGGTCTTTATCAAATCCGTAAACCATCCTGTCTTTCCATGCACAATTACAATACCCTTTTCCGAAATCTGCTATATCGAAATAAGGTTGTGTTGAAAGACTTATGATAACATCGTCATTAAGAGTTTTATCTACCGTGAAGTAGTACCAGTAAGCATAATACTGGTTGCTGTTGAATTGGCTTTTCATTGCCGCTTTACGTGGGAAGGTAATCCATCCTGATTTACTTAGTCCTGCTGTACCATCTGTTATCGTTGCGGCAGAAGCAAAGGCCGTACCATTCCAGTAATACACAGCATTAACCGTGGTAGAAGCGGTTGTGTTTGGCTTTGAACCAACATCAACATATATTCCATTGATAGGGTCAGAAGAAGCAATATAGACTTTATCAGAAGCCGTTGCAGAGTCTATTTCTATCGAGACAGAGCCAAACTTCTTATATGCCGCCGCTGAGTCGTCATAGTACTGTGTCTCAATAACAGGAACCGGAACCCCATCCCATACATTCTCAATGGCCTGCCAATCGGTTTCATAGGTTACTGCTGAGACTTCGACTTCTGCATCCAACGCTCCACTTGCAAGGGAAAGCTGATACCAATACCCCGTCTCTCCAAACATGTGCGAAGGGATAGAATCAGTAGGAAGAGTCCACGTCATAGTGGCTCCGGTGGTCGCAAACGCCTTTGAATCTGCTGAAGTGTTATCGACAAAATTCGCAACAGCCGTCCATGAGTCATCACCCTTTCGATACTTTAATTGAGTTGCTGAGGCAGTTCCATTAGGTGACGATATTGTCCAAGTAAAAGTATCTGCCGGAACTGGTGTCATTATAAAGATACAATCAAAGGCCGCAAGGGTTGAAAGAGAGTCTAAGACTGCAACAGTCGTGCTTAATCCGTCAGAGACTTCATCTGAATAATCTTCACCCAAAACGGGAATAGTCGGTATCGCCGCCGCACCCTTGTAAACGATTAGTCTCTTAACGTAACTACCTTCACCGGGATAGATTTGATGCTGGTCAACTCCATTCGAGAAAAACAGAGTATCATCTAACACGCCCCACGAGGCTGGGATTGAATTTGCTGAACCGGTAAAGACCTTGGCCCCGAACGCTCCAGTAGTCACTCCGGGCGGTTCTGCGGTAGCCAACCAGACATCATCATCGCCACGTTGAGCATAGGTGTGTCTTTCAGTCTTTTTTCCCTTTGAGAATTGGAACAGTGAAAGCAACTTCGAAGCAGTAGCTGTGGTGTGGAGTTTTGCCATCCCACCTCGTTGCTCTAATCCGGGGTGTCTCTGCCTCATGTTCTGAATCTTAGAGAATCCACCAGGAGGCAATAGCGCAGGTTCGTTACGGGTTACATTCCCGCCCCTGAATTGAGTTGTCGTTATCTCTGTGAGTTTCTTTGTCATAATAAAACCTAATACGGTGCGAAGTCATAAAAGATATCTTCCATAGTCACATCACCATCATTCGTTCCAGCATAAGCCTGCAGTGTAGAAACGAGCATATCCTGAAAATCAAGGTACTGTGACTTCATCGGTTTTTCTGGACTTGGAACAAGGTTCTGCATCATAATAACTGCTCTCGGTGCTATCAGATGATGGAAGAACTCAGGTAACTCGGAGACGATCCCGTAGAAATCATTATCAACAGAAGTCTCAGTTGATATCGTACAAACCCTCGCTGCGGTGTAATCAGAAATCGTATCTATCCAGCCAGCGGTAACATCTTCGATCTCCATTCCATTGTAATAATCTGCCTCGGCCCTTGCTGTAGTAGCGAGAGTAATCGTCTTGGCGCCTGCCCCAGCTTCACCGCCCTGATTTAAGTCTCTCGGACGAGTAAAGTACCAAAGAGTAGGTGTATCTGAATAACCTTCCTCATCGAACTTTATCGAATTTCCGTACCTGTAATAAAGGCGGTCACTCCCACCAGAATCACCGGTATGTTTTTCATCAAGATTTATAGGAAAGATTTTGAGACCGTCTGAGTTTTCAAGTCTTCTCAACTTGAAGAAATCAGAAGGCAAAGACGCAACAGAAGAAGTTACAGTTAATGTCGTACTCGTAAGGAACAGTTCAGGGAACCGCTTAAATAGAATCCCGTGAAGAAACCGCTGGCTGGCATTAATATTTTGCATGATGTGTTCGTTTTGAAACGCGCCAGTAGTGTCGGTTCCCTGAACGTATGCCGTAGAGTGTTCATTCAGTCCATACCTCACTTGGGACAGGAGTTCGTACCCATTCATTTTTATCATTACGCATCCTTTCGTGGCCTCCCGCCCTTATTCTTTTCAGGAGGTTCATCTGGAAGTCTTTTGAGGAGTTCGCTCATCATTTCCCTCATTTCTTCCATTTCTCTTTTGAGGCCAGCATTTTCTTCCTTTGCTTTTGATATCTCGCTTCTTTCTTCGTCCTTCATTGTAAATGGTTCAAGCAATTTAAGACCAAGTTCAATGGCATACTCTGTGACCTTTTCTGTTGGGGGAAGATAGCTTTTACCTTCCATCTTCCGGTTCTCATTTCTTTGGTTGTACTCGGTAATCTGTTTCTTCTTGAAAGCGAGGTTCCGTAAAACCGCATCTCTTTTTATCTTCTCCTCATCACAGCCATAAAAAAGAGTTGTCAGACCCCTCGGCCCCATTGAATTGAGGACGTGTCTTGCTCTGGCATCCTCAACCTCCACTTTGTCTCCAGCCTTTAAAGAAAACGAAACGCCTTGATGTTGCATGTCGAACTGCTCATTTGTCGGGTTGTAAAGTGTTATCATCTCTTCCTCCTAATTCAACAGTTAAATCACTTTAGACTGTTGATTAAAGTTATTACTTCCTCTGGTTCAGGAAGGTAGTCCAAAATATTATCACATTCACTTATATGCCACGGTGATATGTCACTTGGTAAAAATCCCCTGACATTATCATCGTATAGAGTCTTTTTATAAAGTGCCCATGCCTTGTGATATTTGCTCCCTTTTCTAACCGGCAGAACGTGATCCGGGTGCTTACAGGTCGGGATTAAGATTATGTTGTTATCAAACGCTCCCGCCAAGTGAACTGGTGCTGAATCATTCGTAACCAATGTCTTTGCCTTAGAAAGCAAAGCAATCAACCCACCTAATGAAAGTTTGTCCCTAAAGTCAAACCCAGGGCAATCTACTGGTAGATAGGAGTGTTCTGGTTTTCCATCCGCATCAATCAAAAGCTGTTTCCCGATTATCCCGACTTTTCCCTTAATGCCGTGAATGACTTCATTCCACCACTCTATCGGGAAGGTTTTGCTCGGCCAGCCAATCCCCGGATGAACCAAAACCAAATCTTCAGGGTTAGGGCAAATCTTTAAGACTTCTGCCATGTCCTCTTCTGAATAGGTGAGTTTGAACTCTTTATCCTTATCCGGTAAAACTCTTCCAATGCAAGCTACACTCACATAATCAGTCCCGTTGCACAGTGCATGAACCAACTTCAAGTCTTTGTTATGGTGGTCGCTTGGATGTGCGTTCATCTCAACAGCGGCCTCAATATCAGGATATTCTCTTGCGATTGTCACACCTTCAATATGTTGAAAGAGTCTCGGGACAGAAGATAATCCATAAATGTTGGCATCGGGATAAAGAAACTCTCTAAAATATCTTACAAGTGGTTCAGCACACATCTGGTCACCAATCCCACCACCGATATAAACAAAGACATTTCGCTTGTACTTGTATTCCGGATCTTCTTTCCACATCCGAATATCCCTGTCAATATCGTCAAACAGTCTATCTCCAGGCCATCCCGCATAATGGATAAAGTAAGAGTCCAACCTCGTCATACCAGTCAATCGGTTCATTATTGACATAGAGTTGAATTTGTAAGGGAGTTCTGCGACCTCAATCCCTGTATCGAATATCCTGTAATTAAGGTATGTCTGCTCTCCAAAAGAATGTCTCAATGGTTTCAGGTCTTTTACAGGACTAAAGATATGTCTGTGTGCCCTCGAAACAACCATGACTCCTGTATTGTAGTAATCCAGATTATTCCAGTTCGGAAGGTTGATACCATAAACAGATTGCACTTCATAAAGACACAATGCCCTCGGAGTAAACCTGCCTTCATTAAAGATTCCAAACTTATCTTCTGGAACCTCATCGAACAGAGAGGGAGCATCAGGTCTGATAAGAATATCCGCATCTATAAAAGCTACACGGTCATAATCCTTTTTCAGAAACTCATAGATTGCGAACTTTATCCAATGTGGAGATGGCATGTTTTCTGCATCACTCAGAACAATTAGGTCTGCACCTATCTTGTCTGCATAGTTTTCAAAGAACGGCTGTGTTCTTTCCCAAATCTTCTCGTACTTCTCGCCAGCTACTATGGTTAAGATTGCGTTCATACTTGCCTAAACCCCGTAACGCCTTTCCCGCCGTTCCTTGTCTTATTGAAAGCGTTTTGAAGTTGAATCTTGTCATCCTTTGTCCTGTCCCTCACCTCTTCATAGGCCTTTTTGCGTTGCTTCTCACGTTCAAATTCCATGTAGTGAGAGACTTTATCCATCTTTTCCTGAACAGTCGTATTCGACATATCACCCGACTTAATAAAGGCGATGTCCCTTGTGTTAGGCTGTCTGAAACAACCACCTTCCATACCGGCAAGAGTAGCCACCGGGACAGGTTGCCCGGTAGCCCTCTCATACGTCACAATAAACTTTTCCGTTTCGGGGTGGAAGAAGCAATTAAGCTTTCTGTCCATCAGCTTTAAGTCTTTTAAAAAGCTCGGATTAACGTTCATTCGCTTACCTTTCTAAACCACCGTCACACCCGTTGCCAATGGTTTGTACCTTAAATAATGTGCCCATGTCCCAGTAGTTGAACCAGTACCAATTACCATAGTTATTGTTCCTATCGGAACCATGATTGTTCCAGGATTAGCAATCAGGTTTGGGCCACCAGCACTTAAAAGAGCTGCGGTTGACAAAGTTGTTCCAGCAAGAGTAACCGATGCACCTGCCGCCGCATTCGCAAGAGACGCCGAAGCCGCAGAAATGGTTGTCGCACTTCCAATGGTGGGTGTTGCGCTATACTGAAGGGTAGAAGCTGTAGCATCGTTTGATGTCTCAGCGATGGAGACAAGACCGAGAACCTCTATTGGCCCACCAGCAATAGTAAACATGACTTGACCATTTACCATTGTCGCAGCCTCTTTTTTCACGACTCGTTCTTGTAAATCGGCAGTGCCTTTGGAATAAGCAGATATAGATTTTGTAGTACCAGGCGCATAAATAGGGGCATCTATCTTCCTGCCCACCACGTCTCTGATGACTTCATCTGTCGTTGCATTGGCAGTTGGAACATCATGATAGCCGTCAATCGTGTCTATCTTCCCCTCAAGGCCAGTTCCGATAACAGTGCCTAATGGCTCACCGGCATAACCATCACCCATAAAACCTTCGCATCTATCATCCCAGCTCAGTTTACCTACATTGCTTACATAGGTTGTACCGGAAGCGATCTTACATTTTACGTTCTTGCAACTACCGGTCGCATCGGCATCCATGAAAATCGCTGGTTTTGGAGTGGCATTTAGGTTTTCGCAATAAATGTTTTCGAACCTTGCGTTTAAAACTTCGTCTGTCACGTTTTCAATACATCCAACATAGAAGTCACCACGAATATCAATCTCTTTCAGGTCGATATCATCACAACCATTTAATTGAATGTGACTTTGCTTTAAGTTTCCAGTTTCAGCCCCGCAGAAATACTTATACCCATGTATTTTCAAACGAGTGGCACCTGCTGTAGCGATAACAGCGTCTATCGTTTCTATGTCATCGGCATCATGATATTCTGCATTTATCATTGTGAAGTCGGTACTGTTTACATCAATCGGCCCCTGCAAAGAATCTATTCCTGCAACGAACTTTGGATTGACAAGAGTAATGTTTGCAGCATCAATATCCATGTCGGCAGTAACAGCAGTATCAAACGTAATCTTTGCCTGTGTCGTACCTTTCCCAAGAAAAACAATCGTGATGCCGGAAACATCAAGAGCAAGTCCAGCGGCAGCGCTTACTGTCTGGTTTGTACCCTCCATCAGAACGATAACATCACCACGGTTAGCAACAGTAGCGCCAATGCAAGTGTCAAGATTTGTGTAAAGTCTATCCCTTTTGACTTTACTTCTCATGGCATTATACGCAGCATCTCCACTATCGCCTACCCAAAATAACTCTCCGGTCATAAATAACCCGGCACTACCCATAATCTTATGTACTTGAATATTTGCATCATCTGCTATATTTCTATCTTTAATCATTTTTCATTTCCTCCATAATAGTTGGCCCCCCGGAGAACCGAAGCCCTCCGGGGATACTGTTAAGGGTTTAAGTACCTAATTGCACGTCTAAAACTAAATCCCACCTCTAATACAGGCTTGGTTCTACCAAATCCTTGAGTACTGTCAAGCAGTTACGTTGCTCAACTCCCAGGTTCGTATAAAGGCGGAGATACAAATCCCACTCATCGTACCCTGCTCTTCGGTGCATATTGCTTCCGTCGAGGTTACCCCATCCCAGAGGCGTGAGTTCGTATTTCTTAATCACTCCATCTGGCTCGAAGTAAATCTTGTTCGGCTGCTGCATCGGGTCAACGATAATCTTGAGTGAGCCGTCACCTCCTGAGAACGTAAGGGTTTCATACCCTCCTTTGAGTACAGTGGGTGCAAATCTCACATCAGGCATCAGAAGACCAGCGTACTTTCTCCTCTGCCCAAGCCCCATGCGGATTGTGTCGATTTTCTTACCGGAAGTAAATCTGGTAAGGTCGACTGCGTTCAGCATAAGGTCGATGGTGAGTTCCCGATTAACGCCAGAGTTTGAGAGAATGTTCGCTCTCCACTTTGCGTATGTATCGGCATTGATGTTCTCAAATGTATCAAGAGCAGTTCCATCATCATAGATGGCTTCGAGGCCGGAGATTTCCACCGGAGTATCAGTAGAAGCCCACGCGACTTCTCTTGCACCAGACTTCACGGCTATCGAACCAGCCGGCATTGATCCAGTCATTACAGAAAGCAACCCAGAGAAATAAGGATGGTTCGCTTTTGCCGCAGTCGTTACGGATTCAAATATAACAACTTTGGTCGAAGGTGCGATTGACTGGATTCTTCCAACGCAAGGCGAACCAGCATCCATCGGAGAAGCCCCAGAAGACGCAAAAAAGTCAATAAACTGACCTTCCTGCATATACATAACCCCGATGTCATTATCAAAGGTTCCTGCCCATGTAGTAGAGGAACTCGGAGTAGCTGCCGCAGAGAGTCTGCCCAACTGCCCGAACCCATCCCAATGGCACTGCCTGTTAAGGTCAACAACTATGCTCTGATAGATGTCATCCATTTCATCCGCAAGAGAGTCTACAAAAGACATCGGATTTCCCTTTGCCTTTTCAATCGCCGGGCCAGTAAGACGGATTGAGCCGTAAATGTAGCGCGGCGAAATCGTACCCTGGTCTTTCTTTCCGGTCAGAGGATCAGGCAGTTTCTTGGATTCTGCTCGTCCACCCGTACCCTGTGCCCTTGCGTACCTCACTCCGAATTTATACCCATTTCCACCAACTACCCGGTCAGACTTTGGGAACTGGTTGTAGGTAATCTTCTCATCATTAAATTGGTTCTTGAGACCATCGCCATAGACATTTTTCAGTATCTCTGACAGATTGGTCAGATCAGCATAATCAGCCATTTTTTAACTCCTTATAATCGCCCGAACTTCTTCATTTGATCTTTGAACATGTCACGGGCTTCTTTGAGGCTTTTAGCCTCTATCGGTTTCGCGGTTGCTGTATCACCAGACGGAATCACTGGGATTGCTACTTTCCCATCAATGTACTTCTGGATTATCGCTTGGTCATAAGCCTCTTTCTTTTTTATACCATCAGCTACCATTGTTTTTATCGCTTTCGTGTCAGTGATATCGAGATCGTTTAATGGATTACCTACCCCGAAGAACTCACGCACAAAGCCAAGTTCCTCTTTGGTAATGCCCTCATTCTCCCTGAGAAGCAGATTGACTTCTCGTTCATAGGCAGTAACGGCTTTCTTGGCATTGTCTCTCTCGGTGAACTCTTTTTCCTTTGCTGATAGTTTCTCTTTTTCATCCTTGAGTTCACGCTCAAGCCTTGAGGCTTTTTCGGAATCAGTCTCATCTTCATACTTTCGAGCCTCTTCCTGTTCAGCCCAATACGCCTCGTACTTTTCGAGGGTTGCCGCCTTCTCCATCAACGCTTCTATATCAACATCCTTTACACGGCCCTTAATATCTACGCCGTCCTTAATGAGTTCCTCAAGTGCTTCAATGGATTCGACCTCATTGGTCTTCATAATGGTCTGGAGCTTTTGTTCTACCCCTCTCCACTCTTTCCAACGAGGGTCTTTATCCCAAGGAACTTTGTCGTCAGCTGGCGGGGCTGACCTATCATCGCCATCCGGGGGCGGGTCGGACTTATCATCGCCGGGTGCAGGGGGCGGGTCTGCCGGGTCGCCGATTACTCCCCTCTCGTTCATCAGGGGCATTAACAATCTCTCTAACAGTGTCGGTTCCGAACCAACTATTGCGGTTTTCTTCATGACATTCCTCCTATTATTTGACTAAAGGTTAATCAATGCTGACTGACCAGAAATCATAAAAAAAGGGCGACCAACTCATAAGAGTCAATCACCCTGATTTTTTCAGTAGTGTTATATGCTAACTATTTCATAGCTTTACACTCTCTTCTTTCTTCAAATGAACGATATTCCCACTCTCCATTGTTATCGTCAACTTCCCATAGAACTTATTATGAATTAAATCTTTTATGAATGCAAGAAGTTTTTCTATCATACTACCTCCGGTTCAGGTATCGTTGGCTCTGGTTGCTGTTCTCCGCCACCCTCTTGCGCCCTCGCCATTGCCATCTGCTCCTGTTGCTGTGCCTTTGCTATATCTGAATGTGCACCAAGGTGTGACAAGGCGATTACCTGCAAGTCTTGCGCTAGTTGCATGAACTCTGCCGATAGAACAAACTGGCGATGGATTCCTACATGAATCTGGTGATTGTCGTATTCAAATAACGGGTCGTCAACCATGACTACTGGTTCACCGTTCTCATCAGGGTTCTCTTCATCTATTACAAAGATTCCTGCAACATCTCCATTGGCAATACGACTGTTCTCTCTCTCAGCACGTTCGATATCAACATTGACCTTTTCCGCAAATCCGCTTAATCCAAGTTTCTTCAAATACTCCTGCTTCATTTCAGGGTCTTGCATATTGATTACCTGATACTGAGCTAATTGAAGAAGTATCTCTCTCTTTCCAGCCATTGTACTTGAGATACCAGAATCAAGTTCCAGCCTTACATCTGTGTTGTCTCGGAGGTCAGAACCCTTGAATGGGATGACATTATATTTCTCACCCTTACCGACTACTTTCAACATCCTCTTTTCGGTATAAAGGGTCTTGGCAAGGATGAGCCTCTTTTTATAAACTTTGCTTTTAGAGGAGTTGAAGTTGTCTATATCAGGGGCGTGTGACCTTTCAGCAGTCTCTCTCAAGATGTCTACCATAACACCGGAGGCTTTTGAGGAAGGGGCTTTGCCCTTCAAGATATTTTTGGGATCACCTGACGAATCTTGTATCTGGGTCTTTGCGACTGCTCTTTCTTCGAGTACCTGTTGCGGGAGTGCTATCCCAGCTTCAAATTTCGGTTCCTTTCCACCCGACATCAGAGCATCGTATTTAAGGACCAGAAAACCCTGCCCACCGTCACTTACCCGTTTAAGACCTATATCGGTAGGTGTGATTACCCGTGGCCTTCCAAGCCCCTTTCTGTTCATTTCAAGGGCCTGGTCGATTTGATTGATTCTGTTCTGGGGGCTTATCAGGTCATTCACACCGGCATCAGACCAAAATCTTCCGGGGATTCTATTATAATGGAAATCAGTTATTGAATAATACCATGATTCTTTTTCTGCTGGTATGGGAAGTGCCATAAAATCTTGCACAATCTCTTTACCGCAAGAAGCAATATACCTTCCAGTGGGATATTTTATCGAAGGCTTTATCTCGACTTCCTTGAACATCACGAGTTCCTGATTCTCCAACTCGGCGGATGTTTCGAGGCCGTGTCCCTTCCAAGGGGATACCTGCCCTACAAGTCGCATTAACCTTCTCTGGTATTCGATAGACTTCTGGCTCTCCTGTGCAATATTTACCTTAAACGTATCTTCTGCCCACTCTCTCGGGACTAAAGTCTTTATTCCAATCCACCTCTTGTCTCGAAGGTTCTCACCTGACTCGTCCATCACGACATTGAAGGGAATAATGTTTCTCGTTACGACCTCTCCTGTCTTGAGGAGATTTCCACTTCCATCAAAGAACCACTTGCCCTGACTCATTTCTGGATACGTTCTCAAAAACGCTGTTCCGGCAAGGGATAACCAGTCGCTTACCTTGGCTACTTCTTCGTGTATCTCACCATCATTGATGGTGTCCATCCACGTTAGGAGTTTCTCACCCAACTGTGCGGCCGCTAAGTCTTCCTTTTCGTTTGTGTTTGGTCTGATTTTTGGTACAAGGTTCTGGGTGAGAAACATTGAACGAACGGCTCTTACGAAGTCTCTGATCTCATTCGCCACTGGAGTAGGTATATAGGCTGGTAATTGCCGTCTCCTAAATGAACCGGTTGACCTTAGATACTCAATCCACTGTTCGCCCATATAATACAAGATATTTCGATAGATTATCCTATCCATCATGGTACGAGAGTAGTCAAGATCGGTATTGAATAACTGGTCAACCAGAGTTACCAGCTCTTTCTTTTCAACTGTAACGCCTTTTTTGAATAAATTATATTCCTGAAGTGACATGATAACTCCTATAGAATTATTCCACGTTCCTCTTCTTGAACTGCTTCGGGTTCCTTGTCATAATACTTCTCAGTGAGTTTAACTTGCGCAAATTGAGCATAATCCTTTGACATCACCCTGTCAAGAAGTTCTTTTTCCCTCTTTACGGCTTCCATTTTGTCTAACTGGTGTATAATTCCCTGATAGATTATGACACCGATTAGAACTGCGACTAATGTGTTCATGGTTCCTCCTTACCAGTAAGCATATTCACCCTCTGAATCTTCCAATGCCTCAAATATCTCTTTTCGCTCCAGTGCCGCTACTTCTGTTATGTCCTGTGGTTCCTTTTTTGGTTCTTCTTCTATTATCACATTACCGAGTGGTCGTGCAAGGCATATTAAGGCCGCGGAATCATAAATATGATCCTCGCCTTTATCCGAAATATCCTCTATGTTATTCTCATCCATCACCAGATTCGGTATTGTGCGGATAAATTGCTTGCAATTAGGGTAAATCATCATCATTGGCATCTGCCCGGGGGTATAACGCAGTCTTTCGTGGAACTGCATGATCTTTACCCTGCGATTAGGGTCTCCGGGTGTCATTGTAAGCCCATTATCTCTAAAGACTTCCGCTGTAGACGGCCCCTGGCCTCCTCCCTTCCAGTCCGGTTTCTTCTGGAACGTATCACCACCAGCTAACCTCAGAGTCACCTTGCCCCATATACCGGCATTCTGCTCTCTTAAAACAATTCCCTTCGCAACATCTGTTGCCGCCATCCTCAATCCCTGATTCGGGGTTCCATTCCAACCATACCACTCGTCAAACAGGTAAATCCTGTTGTCTGAATCCACCCACCACCAACAAACAGAAAACGGCGCACCAAACCCTTCATCAAATGTCATAATAATAGGCGCACCATCAGGGATAGGTATGGCTTCCTTCAGAACGTGCAGAGATTCGTTCCACTCCTGAAACGCCTGCCCTATGAATACATTCCAGTCTCCATCAAGAAATGCCCTCCTGATGGACTCTGGAAGCGTTTTAAGGGTGTTCAGGTACGTCTTGTCTATATATGGGTTATCTGACGCTTTTGAAGGAACATACAAAAACGCTTTCCGATAATCAGGTTCATCATAATCCGGTACCCACTCATCTCCGAAGATACCATCCATCCACAGAGCCTTGCACCATCCATGCCCAACACTTCCTGGGTTCGTCCCGCCTATAAACGGGCACTCCATATCCGGGATTCCGGGCCATCTCAATCGAGTCCGCAAAAAGGTAAAGACCTCATAAGCGTTCTTTGTAAGCTCATCAACCAAAATACACGCAAATTCTGAGCTGGCGTATTTAGCGGGATCATCCAAATTCCTGAAGACTATCACACCATTACCGTACTCAGGGTTCAATATGT